GGACCGAGACACAGCCCGCAAACATCGTTATGCTTTATTGCATAGTGTACTGACCATGGTCACTAACGTGGAGTTTCCTCAAGTGGATGCAGGGCTTGTCACAGTAGTCGTGTCCTTTGTGAGCTTAGTGGCCTGGGCCGTGCGGCTAGAGGCAAAGACTTCGACCAACACACGCGACAATTGGAAACTTGAAAAGAGGCTCGACCGCATGGAATTAAGACACGAGGAGCTTGATTCGAAGGTCATGGAAAAGCTCTCTAAAATTGAAACCATTGTCGCTAACATCCAAGGACAATTGATCAAATGAACGCCTCAATAAAACGACAACAGTTTAGATCTGACGGAATTTTTGGTGTGATGTCGAACGAACAAGGTAATGTATTTTGCGTCACTCTGGAGCATGCCTATCAAGACCCATTATCCGGTCTCTGGGTGCCCAAAGTGGCAGCGGCCGTTTACACTTGTGTGAGACATCCGCCAAACCGGCTTCCTTATGAAACTTTTATGCTCTACAATGTGCCCAATTTCCAGAATCAATCTGTAGACGGCATTCTCCTCCATGTCTTAAATTTTAATCGCGAATCACAAGGTTGCATTGGACTCGGGCAGGAAGTGGCCGACATCGGTTCAGAAGAGATGATCACGCACAGCCAAAACACTTTTGACGCATTCATGGCTCTGCAAATTGGTGTTGATTCGTTCCAACTTACGATTTCATAAACGGCAAACCAAAGGAAGAAACAGATGAACTTACAAGATTGGCTGCAAGGAAATTGGGGAATAATCGCAACGGTTATGTGGGGTGTTTGTGAACTCCTAAATCAGATCCCACAAATCAAAGCCAACACCATTGGGCAAATGATTCTTCAAGGGATCATGGCCGCGATCAAAGGCCAAGTCGTTGCCGCACCTGTTTCCATTGCTGTAAGCCCGCCACCGGCCGCAGTCGTTCCCGCGTCTGTCCCGGCCGCTGCTCCCTGAAAGGGTAATGGCGCTATTGAGGCCAGTGACCACTCAATAAGTGTTATAGGTAAGATAGCCCTCACCAGTGGGGAGGGTGCCCTTTTTGAAAAGTATCCATGGCTAAACATACCTATAGTAAAACAATTTATAGAATATGTACTAAATCTGTTTGAAACTGAAGTAGTGTTGTCTCTTCAAAGAACAACAGGCATGGTCATTTACTTCGTGAGCGAAGAAAAAAATGCGAAAGCTGCCAGTGCAGCTTCCGAGGTTCTTAAAAAGGTACAAAATGACCCAAACGCTAGTCCTTCCGCTAAACAACAAGCCGCTAAAGATTTTGAGTCCGCATACGCTTCGCTTATCCGTTTTTCTGGTGATTCTTCTAATCCCTCTTCTTAGTCGCTGCACCATCCCCATAAAGGATGATCCGGTCTATGTGGACCGGGGACCAGATGGTGCTATCTGGATCATGCAGAATTCTAAAGGTCATGGGGACCTCACCAAAGCGAATTGGGATTTTTTGCGTCAAGGAATGGTGTGTGAGAGCACTTTGGCCTATGCACACTTGAAAGAAGCAATAGAAACCCTTTGCAAGAACACCGGCAAATGTACGTTCGAAAGGGCGCCCGCCACACCTTAGTGTTTGAAGCGGTTATTCCATTGATGAATGTAGAGGGTGCGCAATTCTAGATATTGTTCCCACAGTTCCACGCGCTCCCGAGACAAATGGGGCGCGTGTTGGTAGGCCCAGAAAGCGGCTTGTATTTGTTCAAGGAGTTGCGCTAGAGGATTCATTCTGCACCTTATTCACTGACTTTAAGTATCCGGCAAAGAGTAAACAATAATTTGCGAGATCGAGCAAAGTATCTTCGACGGATTCGTCCTTCACTTGAAGCGTGCCGTTTGAGATAAAACTCCCGATCCGAGACATCTTGTCCGACATTCTGGTGATGAAGCCAATCTCGATCACGTCGGGCTTTTGGACGAGACTTCCCACTTGCCTGAAATTAGCGAAAGGGTCCACACCTGAGCCCGAGTAATCGGCGTTTTTACGCTTGGTGATCTCCATCATTTTGCTGCACATCTGTTGGTGCCACTCCAGGTAATCCGCTTTGGTCATTACTTATTTCTCCTTTGAGTCTTAAAAGTTCTTCTGAGACGACTTTAAGTTGATAGGTTCTGAGTGCCAGTTCAGTTGAGACGTCTTTCAATCCCTCTTGAGTCAGTTCTAAAAGCTGTTTCATTTGCCGGGTTTGTTGTCTAGCTGCTTTCAATCGCGTAGTTGAAGACTCATGGACCTTACCTTTCTTTGTTTTCTTTTTGACCATTTGTCATCTCCTTTTCTGGTAATGGTTTTTCCCAATCACATTCTGGGTCCATACCTTCGCATATTGGACAAGTTAAATCTAGCATTTCAATTCGCGTGTTTATATTCATGTCGGTAAAAGTAGATCGGCAGCCTTTGGGACACGGGCCAGCCGCTAAAGCAGACGTCATTCGTATTTTAGCTTCGGCTTCTGGTGGGAAAGGAAGAGTTCTATTCAATTCCTCACCACAATCCGCACATTTGATTATAGCTATTCGCATCCATTCAGCTCCGCAATCAACATATCTGCCGCGTTCACTGCATGTTTGGCAAAAGGCCACACACTTATTTGGCTGCAAAATTCCGGATTGGCTAGGATTCCTTGAAGGGCCAAAGATGCAAAATATTCTCGTTTGGTGAGAGGTGGGTGATCTTGAAAATCTTTTCGAACTATTGCTAAACGATCTTGAAAACTTTTTTCCGTTTCTCCATTTTCTTGTTTCACTACGTCAAGTGCGATTATAGGATCATTCGGATTCGTTTTCATTTACCCTCCCCAGTAGAATCTATTAATGACTCTAAAATTCTTTTCAACAATACCTGATAAGTTTTGCCTTTGAACGTGGTCAATGCCCACTTTTTACAACCGAATTTTTTATAAGACGCCCTAGCTTTCCCAGTCATATCGTTGAATGTGACTTTGCATCCGTCTCCAGTTTCGAGAATGTGAATCGTCATTATTTAGACTCTCCTTTAGAATCTGGCTCAGGCATGTAATTCGCGGGGCCTCGAAGTTGATCACACCATCCTTCGCCGGAATCGCATCGTGTACAGTCTTCACAAATGCGAATATCGTCATCGTCTTGGATGCTTATTTCGCATCCACAGCACTTGCAATAGAAGCGTGTCATTTAGATTCTCTCCTAGTATCTATTCTTTCCGGTATCTGTATTTTTCCCAGCCCTTTGCTTTCACAGGCAGCCCCTTTGCCCATTCTGGCAATTTGGTGAGGGCTTCTACATACTCCTCTAAATTCCCATTCTTCTTTTGTGCAACAATTTCATCATGCACGTTGAAAAGGGGTTGATATCCTTTAAATCTTGCTTCCCAATTGCCATTCACCATTATATCGCGGGCGCAGCCTTGTACACAGTTTTCAACTAAACGACCCCCGTATGTGCTGCTTTTTTCCCATTTCTTAGTCACGGGGTTACTGCCCCAATGAAAGAGAGTGGGGCCGGGCTCACCCCAAGGCTTCATTTCTGATTTAATGCTAGGACCATAATAAGCCAACTTACGGCCTGATGGCAGGGTACACCAGAGAAAGCCTTTGGAGAATTCCCAGGAAGTTCGACAAGTAGTGAAAGTGCGTCCGGGCTTAAGCGTAGCGTTGATGGCCGCGCTCTCAATATCACCCCACATCGACGGCACTTCTTCATGTGTGGATCTATAGACTGAAACAGCCCGCTTTGCGAGAGCTTCGGACACTCCTTTGACTTTGTATTTGACACACGTTTCAAAAAACTTTTTGTGTCCCATGCCAAATCCACAGCCAAGCACGACGCGCTTACCGACTTCTCTTTGATCATACGTGACCTTTTCGACAGAACAGCCAAAGATTTTAGCTGCCATAATTTTATATGAATCAATATTGTTTAGATATTGGTGAAGAGCTGTTTTATTGTCGCACATCCAGGCCAACACTCTGGCTTCAATGGCGCTGTAATCGGCGGCATAAAGCATTTGGCCCTCGTCTGCCGTCACCATGCCGCGTACACAAGACGAGAACACTTCGAAGGCGTCACCATAGAGAAACTGAATTTCTTCTAAAGAAGAGGTGTTGATGAGATCAATGGCTAGATCGGTGTTTTTGATTTTTCCCTTCACGATATTCTGAAGCTGTAAACCCCTGCCCGCTTCACGTCCAGTACTGGCCCCGTGATAGAGGCTATAATCCTTCACCCTGCCGTCGCGGCTCACACGTTTAAGCATGGCCGGATATTTCTTGAGTGCTGAGCGGCCGACAGCTTGACGAATGGTGAGGGCTCGCCTTGCGGGTCCTATCGCCACATATACCCCGCGCGGATTCTTAGCGGCCAATAGCTCTGTCACAGTTCCCGCTTGCAAATTTCCAATGGTGAGACCTTCACTGCGTAGCCAATTTAAAAAAGGCTCCCGCTTATTGGCACTCGTCACTTCGCCATAGGTGATTTGGGTCAGTTCTCGGTTGAGCCGGTCGGTCTCTAAGCCAATCCATTCTTGAATTTTCTTGGCCGATCTCACATCCACTCGCACACCGTGGAGATTCATCCGGATGTTCATAAGCCATATTTTTCGCTCGAAGGGAATGAGATCAGGGAGACGGTTGTCTAGGAGTTCCGTCACTGTCACGTCCGTCCTACAGTATTTATATATCTCATTAAGCTCTTCTGGATCGCTGAAATATTTATCGCCCGTTCCTGATTTCTTCCAAGCGGGCCTTGGCTTCATGTACTTTTTCATGAGCTTTGAACCAAGTCCCATGTCTTTTTGCACAGGGAGCTTAAGCGCAAGGGCAGCGCCTTCTAAATTACGGGGAAGGGCACAAGCTGCGGCTTTGGCAGCGGTACAATCAAAACGTGAGGGCGCAAGATCGGGTAACCAAAGAAATCTCGCACGTAAGACATAATTGTAAATGACATATTCGAAAAGAGCATTGTGCGCCACCCACACCACCGTGGGGTCTTTAAGAAGAGCAATAAAGCGCCTTGGAAATTCCGTGCCCGGATACCAAATGCCGGGATGACAGCCGGGCTCTTTCCAAGAAAGGCAAACCACTTCTGTGGTGGGGTGTTGCGCGTAAGTGACTGCGCCGGTTTTCTTTAGATCTATTTCGCTTCTCGTTTCGAAGTCCAGGTAAACGCGGGTCATTCTTCACATTCGATCACATTGGTGGGATTGTACATCTTAAACTTGTGCATACTTCCCCATTCACATCCCGTGAGCGTGAGAAACGAATGCGAATTGTTCCAACTTTCGCATACCGGATTGAATGCGGAATAGCCGTTTCGCACGCAATATTTTATTTTCTTTGTCGCGCCCGCGTCCGTGTTTCTGGTACAGCTTATCGAGAGAAAAGAAAGAGTCACGCATAGGGTGAATTTCACGTTTTTTCCTTCATCTCGTGTGTCTCCGGATCGAGCAATTCCGCACGATGAATTTGCACGTTACCTAGGAATTTAAGCCGCACTTGTTGGCCTTTTATTTCCACCACTTGGATTTCTAAAAGTCCATGTTCCACCATCACACTTTCGCCCAGTTTTCTGGTGAGGACTAATCCCGGCCGTCTGTCCACGGTGGTGTGATTGGGTTTCTTCTTGATGATCTCGGTCATCGCTTTCGTCCCAATAGGATGCCCACCGTTAAAAGGAGAGCACCCATAGTAAGTCCTAGAATAAATAAAATCACTTTTTACCTATTTTGTTAGGCGTTCTCGGAAGTCCAATGTCACCATATTAACATAGTCTTTCAATACTTTTTCTTGATTAAGCTTATACAGTTTAATCAATTTGCCCAACATCGGTAAAGGTGGAAGAGTTACCGATCTTTCGACGTTTGACACGAACTGTGTCGTTTTGAATTTGAGCACTTTGCTCACATCTTTTTGAGTGAGCGATTTCTCTTCGCGATACTTCTTGAGCTTTGCTCCGAAGGCTTTTTTAGCTTCGACATATTTCATTTAGAGATCTCCAAAGTCAAAGTCTTCGCCATCGCTGCCGTTGTCGTCTCCGCTATCGTCGCTCTCGTCAGCTTCGTCCGCAATCTCAGCGAAGGCATCTTTAGCCGAACCGCCTGCACCAAAGGCTTCGCCTTTTTGCCAGAACATGACATGACTAAGATAGAATTTCACGAAATTCTTGGGCTTCCCGTTGTCGTCCACACCGATACCGGGAATGGCTTTAGCGGTCACTTCAGCCCTAGCATAGCATCCGGCATAGATGTCACGCGGGTTCAAAATGTCCTCGCGCTGACGATTGACCACACCTGGAGGGCTATCGGCTTTGGTGTCGGCAGACGCGTAGTCGTGACCCGCATAGCCTTTATACTCGGCTTTGTCGTCACCATCGCGCCATGGCCAATGAATCTTGGGCCACTTCTCCTTGTCTTTACCCCAACATTCGGCGGCCGCAAGACGTAATTTAGTGTTCATGAGCTTTCTCTCTTCGCTGTCTTTGGGAAAAAGCATGGTGATGGAGTATTTAGGGTCCTTTGCTTGCGGAGCTTTATGAGGCTCGAACAAGTGGGGAAACGAGAGCCTGAATGGTGGAGTGACGAATTTCACACCCTTTAATTTTTTCTTCTCTTTTTTATCTGTCGCCACTGGTTATGTTCTCCTTATGAAAAATGAGTTTACGAAAATCCTCTAAATGCTTTTTGGTAGCCGTAAGTTCGCCGATGTCGTTTGATTCTTGTTTATATCCGGCTCTCGCAAGTCCTGCAACAAGCGCCTCGAAAAAGTTATTGTGTCTAAGAACGGGACCGAATTCCAATGACGGATCTCTTCGATTTGTGCCATTTAATTCGAGGGGTTCGAATTCCATTCGCATTGGTTTGCATATGGTCCGTTTACCATCAGGACCTACCATGACTATGTAGCACGCTGTCATACCGGACCACGGTTGATTGTCGAAATAGATTTCAATTTGCATGTGAACTGTTCAATTGGTCGACACAAGCCATAATGGCCTTAGAAAAACTTTCAGCAGTAGCGGCCGTAAACCCTATCCACGAAAGCTGCGTGCCGAATTCTATGATGATTCTTTGCCTGTCGATATTCACACCAATGCGGCATTCGAGTCCGCCTTCATCATCGGCGTTGAGTTGACCTTTGGGAAATAATCTTGTGGGGCCAATGTTGTCATCGTCGCTCATTCGAGAAGTCCTTCTTTGATTTTAATTAGCCAATCACGTTGCTTAAAGCTGAGCCTAGACATTTTCTCGTTTTCCACTTCTTCTATGAAGTCTTTCACTCCGTCCCAATAATCGGAGTCCAACGCTTTTTCATCGAGCACCCCGCGAGAACAGGGGCCAAACAAATACTGTTCGACGGTTTGCTGAAGTGGGTTGTCGCTCATTTAAAAATCATCCCGACATTCCGCTTTAACCGCGTCATATCCAAGTAGTTCATTTAGGGTTACATTTCCTGTGCGCCTTTGGCGTATGACTTCATAACCCATTTTTCCTAGAAGAGAATCCAAGACAAAACGAACTTGTAAATCTGATAAATCATAAACACTTATCGGTTGGTCTTGTGGTTTTTCCTGTTCTCGTCTTTCTTCATATGTCTTCATTCTAACCCCGCGAAGGCCAATGCTGCCGCGTTATTCGCGGATTTCTTGTATTCGCTGCAAATTGGTTTACAAACACACCACAAACAATGCGGCCCAAATTTGAAATATGGCTTGGGCTTGTTTACTTCGTCAACACCTTTCTTGAACACGTCTTCATATTTCTTGAGCTGTTTAATCGGGATTCGTTTAGTCCGGACGGCTCCCGCATGATGAAGTGCGCGGGGTTGAATGATGCCTATTTCGGCTTCAATAAAATCCCAATCTTGTTCATCCGCCGCACCAAGTGCATAGTAAATCGCTTGGGTGTTGAGTGCTCCTGTGGTGGGATCTTCGATTTCGACGACGTGACCCGACCCGTGCTTATAGTCTAACACTGTGAGTAGCCCATAATGTTCCAATATGGTGACATCGGCGGTACCCCACATTTCGGGACCAACATTAGTGAGATATATTTTGCGTTCTGGTATGAGTGTTCCATTTTTGCCTCGATTCCAGCGTTTCTCAATTTCCTTAACCGCGATCTTGACCGCGCCCACCATCTCCTTTGGATAGCCCTTCGGAATGATGAACGCCATCGACGTTTTGAGAATATGTAAGAGCCAAAGCTCCAACAGCTTATGCGCTTTGGTGCCCTCGGCCATATAAATGGTTTCGGTTTTTGGTGGAGCTTTCTCTGATAAAGAGACGGAGCCGGGGCACTCAAGCCATATTTCCGAACCACTAGCCGAGAGCTTTGCATGGGCTTTTTCTTTCTTCATTATGCGTCCACGTTCACAGTTACCGGAGTGGTGAGAATAACTAAACGAGCTTTGAGTATTTCTATTTCTGCAAGTAGGGCACGGTAAGCCGATTTTTCTATCACTTCCACTCTCCGTTCGATATTTCCAGCATAGTATCCGCCTTCCCATGCGGTGTATCTACGGGTTTCTCCACCTCTGTGGCCGCTATGTGGCCGACTGTCTATTATCCATTCGCGTGGTTTATTCATATGGGCAACTGCATAGTTCGTAATTCGTTTTTTAACCGACTGTTTTCTAAAATAGCGGCGTCAAGTGCGTCTCTTAATCCTTTGATATCGCTGTCGCGATTTTTCATACCTTCAAGAGCGGCATTTAGGCGGGCCTGTAAAGAGCGCATAGCCACGACATGTTCATCACTTGCGAAGTCTCGCGCTTGGCGCGCGTGAAGTGTTTCAGCCATGTCGTTGTGTGCATACTTCAGAGTCTTGATCTCATCCGCTTTTTCGTCCAGTTGGTGAACGGCTTCAAGGAGAGCGTCGATGAGCTTTTCTGTAGGGAGATCGAGAAGAAAAAGCACTTTCGTTAAATCGGCGCTATTCATTTTTCTTTTTATCCTTCCACGTGGGTTCTCTGAAATCTCTTAAATATCTGTACAAAGTGGATCTTCCAATGCCGAGAGCTTGGGCCACAGTGGTGACGTTGCCGCCATGTTCCGCCCACACTTTTAAGACGTGTTCACGGATGACCTTTTTGAGGGATTGAATGGGCTCCGGGTTCATTCTATCTGCCTAAGCCAGTTGATAATCAAGGTTAACCAAACACCCAATAAGAACCCTACCAACATTCTCCCTATGTGATTTGGGTCGGCCCAAAGCCAGTCAATAAACGCGTTCACAATGAGAACACCGTCACAATGGAAATGGAAAGTAAAAGCAACAAACCAAAAATCAATGTCGGTATTGCACAAACGAAAAAACCCTTGGCACAAAAAGTAATGATCATTTCACCAACTTTCATCACATCACTTTAGGCACTCTAGTACCTCCCCAACTCCACAGTTCCTTAGTTCCGGTCTTCCCCTGTAAGCTCATCACACAATGATTTCTCTGGCCCGCTGTAATGTATAGGAGAAAGTTCACTAAGTTGTTCGCCCAAGTAATAATGAGCCAATGGAAGAAATTGAAAGTGTTTCTGGCCAAATACGCGCGCCCAATGCGTTCTGAGATGGTGTCGTCGGGCTCACCACCGAGAATAGTGCTGACGAAAGCGTCAATGGCAAAGAGCATGTTGTAGCAATATTGTAAGATTATGCTTATCATTTTCGTCTCCTTCTCACTGCAAAAATCAAAGCGCTATTTTTATACACTTCACTGCGTGGCACGAGAGCGGTTAAACCGAAATCTACATCAAGAATTTTAAGAGTTTGGTTTCTCGTAATGGGCGTTTCGATGGTGAGGACAAGTGGTTCTAGCCCCATCCGTTTAAGTATTCGATCCATCAATCTAAACCACAGCATGTGTGCTCCTCATAGATATCGGTTTACCTCTATCTTTTTGCATGCAGCCGCACGATTTGGTAGATTTATTTGCGATATTTTCTTCCCTCACTGTCGTCACTTGACCACACGTACATTCCGCGCGCCAGAATGACCGACCTTTGTTATCCCTGCCGCCCCAATCAATGATGGTGAGTCTAAAATGCGTTTCCCCTACGCGATTTCTTCGCGGTTCCCCCATAATATTTCCCCTTTTAAAAAGCGCCCAAGGAGGGACTCGAACCCCCAACTTCCGGTTTGACATCTCCGGCGCCCTAGGAAGCCGGACGAACTCCGATACTCTACCTTCTTGAGTTACTTGGGCACATAAAGAGACTCTCCGTATTGCTGATTCGAACAGCTTAAGACCTTCTACTATCCGGACGAATCCGAATATGATCTTTGCCTCTTATGGAGAGACTTTCAGCAGGCAACCAACCCCCACATCATACGAAGAGCCCCTCAAAACTTATTTCAACAATTTCAAAACAGCCGGATAATCGCTCTCTTCCAAATCATTCGGACTTTTCACTTTGAATTTTTTCAAAATGGGAATGGCCTTGGATTTGTCGCCTTTGTGTTTCTTGATGAATTTCTTAAAGGCATCCATGACTACGGCCAAAGTGGGACCGTCTTCTTCAGTGTCTTCGAAAGAGTCCTCTTCTTCGGTGGTGGTCTCTTCTTCGCCAAAGGTCTCTTCTTCCTCTTCTGGCGCGGGCTTCGTAGTTTTTGCAGGCTTTCCTTTTGCGGGCTTACTGACATAGGCCACAAGTACAGAGGCTTGGTCCGGTGTCAAGTCCGTGAAGGTTAGATCTATTCCCATTATAAACTCCTTTTGTTTATTAGTGTATTGATGGACTGTAACTTTTTAAGATTCGTATTGATTACATAATCGTCAAGTGACTCGTCAAGCGCTAAATATTCGATCAGCACTGGTTCTTTCGATGTCCTACGGTGAATACGATCTTGGGCCTGCGAATTATCTTTTGGCGACCAGCTCGTTTCAAGAAAAAGGGCACGCGTAGCCTTGTCTAAATTGTATCCGACCGCTGTCTGAATATTCATCACCAAAATCCTAGTGCCGCCGCGTTGGAAATTCTCTATCCGCGCTTCACGTTTATTTATGTTTACTTCCCCTGTCACCACGGCCGGGCAATACTTGTGGAGAACATAGGCCATATTTTCAATCACCCGTTTATGCCAAGCTAATATAAGGATGGACGCTTTCGTGGTGTCGAGGATCTCTTTCACATAGTTAGCGCAAAATTTTATTTTGGCTTCACCAAGGGTTTGCCGGAACTTCGCGATATCGCCCAGTTCTTGATTGGTCATGAGCCCATCTTGAAAGCGCTCGAAGAAATCAGACATCGGGCGCTTATTGAGAATCACTTTTTCAAGTGCTTTGATTCGGTAGCCGGTATTTTTGATGTAAACCACTTGACTTGATTTATTGACGAAATCCGAACCCTTTTCTTCTCTCCGCATGAAAAGCCCATGCATGCGTTTTGATAGCTCTTCGAGATTTGACGACCCCTTATAATCAAGACCAAAGCCATTGTCGTATGCCGCGCAATATCTGACGCCATATTCTTCCTTTGAGCGATGATTGATCACATTCGCGGCGGCTGATTTAAGAATGGGAAAAAGTTCAATCGGCCGGTTAGGCATTGGTGTGCCGCTCAAAAAAACCACTTTCTCGAATTGGTGAAGTAAGCCGTCCGGATTCAGTTTGGTGGTGTCGCCACAAAGGGCCTGTGTGCGCTGCGCTCCGCAGTTCACAAACCGCTGTGCCTCTTCAACAATAAGTAGCGGATGAGAAGACCCAAGGGAGCGGACAAAATCAGACACCAAACTAGAACCGATAAGAGTGTCAGGCACAAAGACAACATCGACTCGTTTAAGCGATTCTTTCTGCGCGAGTTTTCCATCGACTGCTCCCCATGAGTTAGGTGATGTTTCCCATTTTTCAATTTCTCTTTGCCAATTTGGAATGAGATGCGGGGGAAGTAAGATGACCGTATTCTTCCCATAGGTGTTCATGATGGCAATAGCGGTCGGAGTTTTTCCCATACCTTGCTCAAAGGCTAAATAGGAATGATTGCGTTCCATCGCGTGAAGCACGCCTAGACGCTGATATTTATCGAGCTGCTGATTTTTGGGAATAAGGATGCCGCTCACCCAAGGTGATAAAATTTCACACGATACGCGGCTAATAATTTTTAGGCATTCTGTGTCGAAATATTCCTTGAGGTGGGCGGCCACTCTCAAGTGTGCCGTTTCATAGCGCTCAAGCAAGGGATTGTGCACGAAGCCAGCGCGTTTGATGCGGTCGGTGTCTGTGGCGAAATGGCCTTCGCACACAAATACCTTGGTTTTTTGATCGAACCAGATTTTCAAAAATTTTTCCCCTTGAGCCCTTTTGAATTCTTTACCTTGACAATATACACTCGCGCAATGAAAAATTCGAGTTCCCAATAAAAAAGGACAGCCATGACATTACGAGAATTTTTGGAGATTAATAAACACGCATTCGTCGCCGAATCCCTTGGCGTCACTCACCAATGTGTGAGCCGATGGCATTGCTACAAAGGTTGCCCTCGCCCGGAACACATGAAAGCCCTTCTTGTTTTAAGTAGGGGCAAACTCACTTATGCAAGTATCATTGATCCCTTTTTAAAAAATCGGGGGAAATAGATGGAAAACCAAATTTTGGCCGAAGGCAAACGCCTTTGCTCCTTGGGGTGGTGCGTTCATTTATTGAAACCAAAGAGCAAGGCGCCGGTCTATGGATGGAAAGGCACTGCTCCGGGCATGACCTGGGACGTCCTTGAGGAAAGATACCGGCCGGGCATGAATCTAGGGGTAAGGCTTGGAGCCGTGTCAAAGCTCAAAGGTGGGGGTCTTTTGGCCTGCATTGATGGTGATGCTAAAACGCCACAAGCCAAGGTGGAAATGCTGGCCTTTTGGAAACAGTGGAAGGCGGATAATTGGCTAGATGACGGGCCAGTGGTCACCACCGGCCGGGGCTTTGGGTCCTTCCATATGTATGTGAGGACGAAAGAGCCCTTGGCCATGACGACGCTTGGGAAAGGCGAAGGGTGGGAAGTTGTCGCATACTCCAGGGGTCGTCAAATGGTGCTTCCACCATCGGTCCATCCGAGCGGGTCTTTATATAGGTGGGAAAAGGGCACCGCCCACCAGGCGGTGTTACCACTGGCCTGGTGGGACGATAAGGACGCTAGAAATCTGAACGTTGGGCTGGTCGAGGAAAATAAGACGCGGACTTTTTTGAAAGTGGACCTAGATTCCACAAGGCTTGTGGCTGAGTCAAAGAAATTGATTCGTGACGGGGCACAGCAGGGGGAAAGATCCGAAGCCCTATTTCGGTTGGCTCGAGAAATGCGCAATGTGGGCATGAAGCCCGATGAGATTGTGTCGGTGCTCACTGAGCCTAGATATGGGATTAGTGCGGCCGCAAGGGATAGGCGAGGCGATAGCCGCGTGGCCCAAGCCGATTGGGTGGATAAATATGTGGTTGGCGCGGCTGAGAGTAAAGGGGGAGCTAGGGCGGCATTTCCTAATGACGACGAGATGTGGAAAGATTGGCGGCCACCGGGGGAGCATAAACCCTTTTTGGGATTTAATTTTTTGGACCCCGAAAAAGGAAAGCTAAAGCCCGATTATGGCGGGCTACTCAAACACTTCGACGGAACCCATCCCTTTAAAACCATAGCCGATATGAAAACGGTTTACGTGTTTAATGGTACCCATTATACAGACGTGACACCTATTGAGATCAAAGCCTTTGCCGAACACAATTTCATCCCCTCACCAGAAGACAAGATTCGGGGAGAATTTTTAAACAAGGTGCTCGCGAATAATGTAGTAAGGCGCTCTTTCTTTTTCGACACGACAGTCGATAAAATCAATTTTAAAAATGGTGTTATGGACTTAAAGGCCGGAGAAAATCGGCTTTTGCCGCATTCTTTCACCTATGGTTTCCGCGCGGTCCTTCCTTACGATTACGACCCCGAAGCCAAATGCCCAATCTTTCGCAAATGGTTAGAGGGCGTAATGCTAAGAGATGAAACACTCATTCGGATACTTCAAGAATTCATGGGCTATGTGGTGCGCGGCGGGGACTACAAATACCACAAAGCTCTTTGGTTAAGTGGAAAAGGACGCAACGGGAAAAGCACTTTCATTGACTTGCTCAAAGCCTTGATCGGCCCAAACAATTTTACCACCGTCAGTATTAAAGCTTTGGTGGGGGACAAATTTGCGGGCGCAGAACTTGACGGTAAGATCGCAAATTTCTCGGAAGAAACAAGCCCACAAGAATTAAAGGATTCAGGTCCTTTTAAGAATCTCACGGGCGACGGCGAACTCCACGTGCAGAAAAAATTCGGTGATCCGTACACTTTGAGAAATCGGGCTAAGCTAATCATGAGCTATAATGAAATTCCGGATCTTTCGGATCTCTCCCACGGAATGCTCTCTAGACCAATCATCATACCTTTTCTCAAACAAATTGGTGAAGGGGAACAAGATCGAAGTATCAAGCAAAAACTTGCAAGCGAACTGTCGGGGATATTTAATTTCGCCCTTGAGGGCTGGCATCGGCTCGAAGAGCAAGGGGAGTTTACACAGAGTGAGAAATCAAAAGGAGCACTTAAGAAGATCAAAAAAGAATCTTGCAATGTCACTCAGTGGGCACTTGATTGCGTGAAGTTTTTACCCATTGATACGGTGTCAGCGTCCCGCGACCGCATTCGCATCACCAACCGAGTACTATATGCGAGCTATCGGTCACAAGAAAAATATGCGTATAGTCGGGATAAGTTTTTTAAACGTCTGAATCGTATTTCTGGGTTTAGTGAAAGGCGGGTAAAATTGAATGGAATTAGGGCTTATTATGATGTCGATTTATTGACGTAAAAATGGTCAAAAAATCAGGGACACTTGTTAATATGACCCTAATAAATAAAAGTTGTACGGCACACTTGCACGTGACCCTTACAACACCAAGTGACCCTCGAAGTGTCCCCGAGGTTTTCATAGGAGAAATAGTATATAAGGGACACTAGGGACACTTGTTTTATATATTAATAGAGAAGAAGAGTATAAATATAAGAATAAGGGTAAAATAGAGGTAAAATGTAATCCTGGGAGAGAAGTAAAGAAACTCGTTTTGGTGTCCCTGATCAAAAAACCGGCTCAAAATGGGCCAGAAAAAGGAGTAAACGAAATGACTGGTAGAGAAGAGAAATTTGAACGAGCAAAATGGTGATGCAATTACTGGCCGCGAGTATTGCGGGCGCTGAAGCGCATGAGAGTTCTAAGTGGGTATTGGAAAATGAAGAGCTAATACGAAAATTGATTTTGTGTGCGGAAAAAACTGTGGATTTGGTTCTAAAAAGAAATTTCGGATAATGAAATGGCCAAACGAACTAAACTAGAAAAGATTGACGGTCTCGGTCCGCGCGAGATTCGAGACATCCGCTCTTCGATTCGGCAGGTGTGGCACCGCTCGCACGCCCGCGCTCTTTGTGTCAAGCGCTGCATTGGTGCGGATGGATTTAGTTATTGTGAAAAGTGCAAAAAACGCGCACCCAAAGTGTTTATTGACCACATAGAGACAGTTGGTGACGTGGATGCCGGATTTATCAAAAGACTTTTTGTGCCGTCGAAAGGTTTACAAGGGCTTTGCAAAAAATGCCATGCCCTTAAGACCAAAATGGAACGTAAACGAAAGAAATTGACCCAAAAGAAGAAAGGTGAGTGGTATTAGTTTACTCTGGTATATACTCGTCTATATTGTATTTATAGGGAGACACGACAATGAGAAAAGTGAAAACGGTAAAAGACATGGTCAGTGAAATTATTTCAGGGTTGGTTGAGCGCAGGACCGAAGCCATTGAGAAATGGAACAAGGCTGCGGAGTTCAACCTGGACACCATAAAGCAGCACCATGACGCTGTGGTTTCGTTAAATGACCAAATTGAGATGCTTCAGGCATTCCTAGAAAGGGTGTCCAAATGAGACACACTCAAGGTCCTTGGCGTCATGATGCGCCTACTAGTTTTGTCGTAGACGGTCTAAATCGGATTATCGCGGATATCGGTGGCCGGTGCGACGAAATCGCTAAAGATGGAACAGCCAATGCCCGGCTCATAGCCATGGCTCCGGAATTGTTTGACGCTTTGGAACTCGCTCAACGTGCCCTAGAGAATGTCACGAATGAGAATTTTAAAACTCAAGCACTAGCGTTTATTTATAAAGTGTTGGCCAAAGCACAAGGGGATGTCGAATGAGCCAATCAAATCCAGAGGATAAGGCCAGGTTTACTCCTGGCCCATGGCAGTACGACGGTTTGAATTATTTTTTCGATTCAAAAAATAACATGATCGCGGAAATTCGCGGGTGTGGATGGGATGCGCCGATAGATGCGAATGCCAGGCTCATCGCAGCGGCTCCAGAGATGCACCACCTACTCACATTGGTGATGTTGGCCATTCATGGAAAACTTGATGTCGAAGATCTGGCTCCCAATATCCGTAAACTGTTTGTGAAAGTGGAGGGTGATTAAATGGGTCTCACTGCATGGATGTACGCACTTTATGTTCTTGGTTCCCATTATTCAGATGCGAGCAGAGACGCGGCAGCTACTGCTGCGGCATTTGAAGATCAGATGACCTATGCGGCATCAATGCCCGCTAAACCGTCTCCGTTAGACCAGTGTACGACCAGAGGTGCTTTAGTATGCGCGGACCCCGCCACTGTAGAGAAAAGATTTCCTGGCAAAGGCACAGGGGTTTATCTACTCGACGATGGAGAGGTGTGGTAATGGAGATAATAGAAATTGGAAAACAATTTTTCAGACTTCGCGTAGTTGGTCCAGCACCGAACGATTCAAAAGGGCGGCCGATGTGGCACTGTCGATGCGAATGTGGAAATTTCAAAATGGTATTAAGTAGGAATTTGAGAAATCACTCAACTAAATCGTGTGGATGTCTACAACAAGAAGTATTTAGTATGCGTAAACGCTTGGCGGGATGGCATTAATGGCACAACCGATAAAATCACTGTTCGGTAAACAGTTCACAAGGCTCAGAGTTATTGCGCGTGAGGCGAATGTCGAGGGCCGTGTCCGGTGGCGCGTGAAATGTGAATGTGGCACGATTAAAGTGGTGGCGTCTCGCAATTTGCTTAATGGTACTACAAAGTCATGCGGATGTCTTAGGCTTCAACATTTGAGAGAGCGAAATGAAAAGAGAAATGAATACAGTTTCTTGGATGTGAAATTGGAGGACTTACCATGACACTTATTTGGGCGGTAATAATTTTCCACGGGCTTTCGATCATAGCACTTTGCGTAGGGCTTTGGGTGCTCGGTGGTGCGGTCTCACAGCTTCAGAAATTGGAGCTAGAGCGGAAAGCGAAAGAAATTGAAGGGTTCATAAATGAAGTCTAAACAGCTTTTATTGACGGTAAAAGTGACAGCGAAAGAGCTAGAAGAGATCAAGGCCAAAGCCCAGAAGTTCACGGCAGGCAACGTCTCCGCATGGGTAAAATATTCAGCCATTGAACTGGACCCAAAGCCCAAAGACATGCAAGTATCGAGAATCATTAAGAAATAAAACTGGTAGATTTTGCCGGGTAAGTTTTATAGCTTTGAGCCATGGCTCTCACTCCCAAGCAACAACGGTTCATCGCTGAATACCTCATCGACAAAAATGCAACACGAGCCGCCAAGGCTGCCGGATACTCTAAAAAGACTTCCGCTAAGATAGGTTTTGAAAACCTCCAAAAACCAGAAATTAAGAGCGAAATTGATAAAGGTTTGGCTAAACAATTAGCCGCTACTCGCGCTCGTGGAGAACGAAAAGAACTCACGAGAGAGCGTTGGCTTGAAGAAGTGAGGCTTCTCGCTTTTTCCAATATGGACAATTTCGCCACCGTAAAAAATGGTAGCGTATTTGCCACTAATACTAAGAATCGGCCTAAACCAATGGGCCGCATGATCAAAAAATTGAGTGAGACTAAAAACGGAATTGGTTTAGAACTCCATTCAAAGCAAGCGGCGCTCGAACTTTTAGGCAAGCATTATGGTTGGGTGAAAGACAAATTGGAGCACTCTGGTGTTGATGGGAAGTCGTTAGATCTCACAGTGACCTATGTCTCCCCTCCAGAGAAAAAATGATAGAACTCCCAACATACGCACACGCATTAAACCAACCAAGGCGATACAAAGTGCTAAGTGGGGGACGTGGATCGGCGAAGTCCTACACTGTTGCTAGAGCACTGCTACTTCGTGGGATTGAGCAAAAAAGATTTATCCTGTGCGGGCGCGAATTCCAAAATTCCATTACCGAATCAGTCCATAGACTCTTATCAGAACAGATTGGCACTATGGGCCTTTCACAGTTCTACGGTGTCACGGCTCAATCAATCCTTGGCAGAAATGGTACTGAGTTCATTTTTAAAGGAATGCGAAACAATATCAATTCAATCAAATCCATTCCAGGGATCACGGATCTGTGGCTTGAAGAGGCGCAAGTGATCTCCAAGGCTTCGTGGGACATTCTCATACCCACCATTCGCGAAGATGGTTCAGAAATTTGGGTGACGTATAATCCCGAGAACGAAGACGATCCGACACACGTGATGTTTTTTGATGGCAATAACGAACCACTCAAGCGAGACGATGCGATCATAATCAAAGTGAATTGGGATCAGAACCCATGGTTTCCAAAAGTGCTCGAAGCTGAGAAGAATCATCTCTATCAAGTGAACCCAGATTTGGCCGACCATGTTTGGGGCGGCAACATTCGTAAAAATTCGTCGTCACAAATCTTTCGGCACAAATGGGAAGTGCGGGAATTCGAGCCAGCCTTCACCAAAGGCGAGCTTCAAGAAGGCTGGTTCGGTCCATACCACGGTCTTGACTTTGGTTTCTCAACCGATCCGCTTGCAGTCGTTCAAATCTATTTAGACATGAACACCAGGGAGCTATTGTTTAGACGAGCCAAGTTTGGCTACGGGATTGAGATTGATTACATCGGCGATTTCATGCGGAACAATATTCCCAATATTCAGAATTTTAAAATTCGGGCTGATTGTTCCAGGCCTGAGACAATAAGCCACATCGCCAATAAGGGATGGAACATTGAAGGTGCTGAGAAGTGGCCGGGCTCAGTTGAAGACGGGATCGAATGGCTCCGCACTTGGAATAAAATCGTGATTCATCCAGATTGTGAACACAGCGTCACGCGCGAGGGCATCACGACCACCTATGGAATGATCACTGAAGCCAAAAACTATTCATACAAAGTGGACAGGCTCACGCAAGACGTATTGACTGACGTGGTCGATGCGTTCAACCATGGGTGGGATGCCGCACGCTATGCGTGCCAACCGATGATCACTCAACAATCGAGCATCCTAGATTCGTACTCGTAAGGGAGATTTGAAAATGGCTAAGACAAGAAAGACAACCATTAAGACGCCGAAATTGCCTTCAGTCACCGAGAGCATGCCGGGCTTTCAATTCAAGAACGATGGTGCGGTCGTCACACCACAAATCGAAACCGCTGTTTGGAATGGGCTCATGGAAGCGGTCTTGGGTCCGATGCCTTCGGGCATTCCCTTCGCGGGCCACAGTCAACCACTCAATCAAACGAATACGCTTTGGATAAATAATCGTTGGTATCTAGCATCCAACTTTCGACAACTCCTTTCAGAATCCTATGTCGAGCATGGCGTGATCCAAACCGTTGTCGATGTGCCGGTAGACGATGCTTTCCGTGGCGGAATCGAAGTGCATTCAAAAGAACTAGATCCGCGTGACATCGAACTTCTGTGCGGAGAGATGGAGGAGAAAGGTGATCTTATCGTTATTGGGCAGACCTGCAAATGGAATCGCCTATTCGGTGGAGCTGGAACTGTTCTTAACGTGGACCAAGATCCAATGGAGCCGCTCAATCTCGATACGATCACACGATTTGAGATGTACGCGGCTGACATGTGGGAGCTATTCTGGAATAAACAGAATACAGAAGAGTATTCGATTGCCATTGATCTCGCTGCAAATATGGAGCGAATCGAATATTTTCAATTCTATGGTCATAAGCTCCACAAATCTAAAGTCCTCAAGCAGAAAGGGATTGAGATTCCGTCGCTCATTCGCCCGAGGGTTCGTGGATGGGGAGTTAGCGTTGTCGAAGTACTCATTAATTCCATCAACCAATATCTCAAAGCCAACAATTTAATCTTTGAAGTGCTCGATGAATTTAAAGTCGATTATTACAAGATCAAAGGCTTAGCGAATGCAGTCCTCACACCGGCAGGTACGGCCAACATTCGTAAGCATCTATCTGTCATGAACCAGCAAAAGAATTACAACAATGCGGCCGTGATGGATTCCGAAGACGATTGGATGCAACGTCAGCTTTCTTTCGCGGGGATTGCCGAAACCATGCAAGGTATCCGCATGCACATGGCTTGTGATGTTCGCATGCCGCTCTCTAAGATCTTTGGAATTTCTGCCACGGGCTTTGGCTCGGGCCAAGACGATATCGAGAATTACAATGCGATGGTCGAGAGCCAAGTCCGTCAGAAGGCTAAATTTGAAATACTGAAAGTGGTCAAGATCCGTTGCCAACTTCTCTTCGGTCATGTGCCGGATGATTTACGTGTGGGCTTCAAATCACTTCGCATCCTTGGTGCCGAACAAGAAGAGAATGTGAAGACCCAGAAATTTAATCGCGTACTTCAAGCGCGAACGGCTGGTGAAGTGACAGCGCTTGAATTCAGAAACGCTATAAACCGGGACATGCTACTTCCCATTCAGCTTGAGACAGATGAAGCAGCACTTTCAGCCGCAGCGGACGAGAAAGAATTGGCCGCATCGGAGAACGCCAAGATCTCCGGCAAAAGCGGGATCTCTCAAGATGCGATGTCGTCTACCACACCAAAGGTGGCCAAGAACTCAGCCGACGACGATCCGTATCCGAATTTTGTCGGTCCTAAAATCGTAACTGTGGGCATCGTATGCGGCGATGAAATGTTGGCTTGTCTTCGCCGCGACAATAACAAATGGAATAATCCAGGCGGCCATATGGACCATGGTGAATCCGTGAGAGCTGCGGCTGTAAGAGAAGTGTTTGAAGAGACGGGCATTGGGATAGTACCGCACCGTTTGGAGCGATTGAAACCCATTCAGCTCAAAAGTCATCGCGGCGGAAAAGATTTTTGCATCTACCCATTCATTGCCCGCATAAAAACCAAAATATTCCCTACCACTTTCAATGATCCCGATTGCGAATTCTCCCGGTTTGCTTGGGTAAAAATTGACCCGGCCACTGAAGAGCTTAAAGCGGACAATCGCCATGCGGCCAAAGACCAAGTGGTGGAGCATTTATTGAAGTCGCTTAAGAATTCATATGTTTCGGATAAGGGTTACGACAAGGACAATAATCAAATTGATCAAGATGCATTCTTCGCGCGCATCCGAGAAGAGGGGACCGGCGCTCAAGATCCCAAAGACCAAAGCAAGAATGCTGTTCAGAATCCGGGGAAGGTGGATGAAGCCAAATGGGAGCGGGCCAAGAAAAAGGTCAAAGAAGAATACGGCGAGATCAGATGGCCGGTCGTCACCTATGTCTATAAGAAAATGGGCGGAACATTTCAATGAAGCTCCAATTCTTGAATCCCAAATGGTACGAGAACAATTCAAGACTCGCCATGGACTGCCCGAGATGTGGGAACAAACATAAACTAATCTTAAGGTTCACGGGCACGCCTGCATTCACACTCATTCACAAAGATCCACTCACCATCTCGCCATCGTTTAAAAGTGACGTTTGTGGAGTGCATTTTAAAATTCACGCTGACCAAATAACAGCAGTTTAAAGGAGAAATGAAATGGTAGCTTGGCAACCGGGTATGACTTTAGAGATGGCGGAAAAGGCTATCATCCTTCACGCATATGATGTGTGTTTTAAGAACCAAACGCACACCGCAACGATGCTTGGGATCTCTGTCCGAAATCTCCACGATAAACTAAAGAAGTATGAGGAGGATGCCAGTGCAAACAAAGCGAGAGAAGAACAAAGAGCAAAACAAGTTGAAGAAGAATCTAGAAAGGCGCGCTTTGGCGCCAGTGGCAGGCCACAACTTCAATCCGATTCTGAATTCCCCAAGGAACTCCCATTGCCCGTGCGGAAGTCAGAAGAAGTTCAAAAAGTGTTGCCTGCCCAACGCTCCGCTAGTAATCAAAAAAGAATTGGTTGATCACATCGCCCGAGGCGGAAAGGTGAAATTCGTTGCAGACGAAGGAACTTCGAGCAGTCAAAGAAACGACGGAAGACCTAGACCGAGTGCAACGCTTGATAGAGAAAGCGTTTCGGGAACAGATATATGTTCCACTACTTGCGGAACTCCGTGAATCCGAAGCCATTTACAACTCCACTGACGAAATCGCAAAAGCTCTCATGCGCGGCCGGATCTCTTACCGCCTAGGAAAGTTCACCGGCCGATTCAATGCCACGATCTCTAAGGAACTCAAGAAAATTGGTGCTGTGTGGGACAAAAAGCAGCAAGCCTTTGTACTTCCGAAAGCCAAAGTGCCGCCACAAATCCGGTCTGCAATTGCTGCCGGACATACCAGATTCACTGACGCGGTTCAGAAAATCCAGGAACGAATATCGAAAATTTTGCCGGAAAATGTTGCCGAAGCGTTTCAAGGAACCGACGTCTTCGATGAACTCCTCGGAAAACTGGACCGCAACATTTCAAAGACCTTAGAGGGCATCACCATTCAACCAAAATTGTCGGACAAAGAGCGCCGAAAAATCGCTGACGGATACACCGACAACATGAGGCTTTACATCAAAGACTGGACCGAGGAAGAAATCGTTAAGCTCCGGAAATCAGTGGAGAAGAAAACATTTCTCGGCCAACGCTATGAGGACCTGGCCAAGACCATCGAGCGCAGATATCAAGTCTCAAAAAGCAAAGCAAAATTTCTCGCGCGCCAAGAAACAAATTTGTTCATCTCCGAGTTCAAAGAGACCCGTTACAAGTCGGCAGGAAGTACCGAATACACTTGGTGTTGTGTGGTGGGTTCACAGAAGCATCCGGTCCGACCCATGCACAAAAAATTAAACGGGACTAGACAAAGTTGGGATCGTCCTCCAGTAGTTAATGAAGAAGGCCAAAGAAAAAATCCGGGGCAAGATTATGGCTGCCGGTGCTTTGCGAGACCGATCATTAAATTCTGAGGGCTGTTGGTGTCCATAAAAAATGCTTCACAACCTGCACGAGTGTTTTACGGGCTTCACTTTGAGCCCGGCACTGCCGAATACAATGATTCGGATAAAGGTCCTTACAAAATCCTGATCAACGAAGACACGATTCGTCAAATGAACAAAACATTTGCGGGAAAACCCGTTTACGTCGAACACGTCGACACTGTTGATTTGAAAAAATTTGAGAATGAAGCGGCGGGGCTTGTCGTCGAAAGTTTTTTCAATTCCATCGACGGAAAAACGTGGGTGAAGTTTGTCGTGTTCTCCGATGCAGGACTGGACGCCATAAAAAAAGGTTGGACTCTTTCAAATGCGTATGTACCAATAGCATTCGGTACTGGTGGAACATGGCACGGAATGAAATACGAACGTGAGATCACAAACGCGACGTTCGAGCATCTTGCACTTGTTCCCAACCCGCGCTATGAGTCCTCGATCATTTTAGATCCCGAAGGTTTCAAGGCGTACAACGAAAAAAAAGAAATGGAATTGCTAAAAATAGCAAATTCAAAAGGAGACGGAAAAATGAAGTTCAATATTTTCAAGCGCGAAAAGGTCACCAACTCTGCGGACCTTGAAAACATGATGGTCACTTTGCCTTTGACTAAAAAAGACATCTCCTTGATTGAGGCCATTGAATCGGCCGACAAGTTCCACAATATGCACGGCTATGCCAGTGATGAGCACATGGTAAAATGCGACGATGAAGAGTTCAGCGTCAAAGACATGCGTAAGAATTGGTCAAAAATGAAAGCTGAAAACGCTGAAATGGGCGACAAAATCAAAGCGCTTGAAGAACACGGAGTTCATGAGAACGACGATGATGACGACAAAAATTGCAATGAAGACGAAGAAGAGCATGAGCGTGAAGAAGAAAAGGCGGGCAAAGACAAGGAAAAAGAGAAGGACAAAGACGCCGCCAAAAAGAACAAAAAGAAAAACGAGCCCAGCGAAGAAGAGATGAAAAAGAAAAAGAACGCAGATGAAGCTGCGGCCAAAGCAAAGAAAAATGCCGATGACCTAGCGGCCAAAAAAGATGCTGAAGGCGAAGCTCATTTCAAGAAATTGCAAAACGCGGTCCTGGAAGCAGGCGATCAAGGCACTCGCGAAGTGGTGTTGAATTCGGATCGTGTGGCCAAAGGAAAGAGCTTGTTCGGTTCTTAAATAAGCGAAACAGTTTTGATTTAATTTTTTCATAACTAAGGAGATTTTCAAATGGCAGTAACAGCAGGTGCATTAAGTAAGGTAAGCGTTCAGGCGACTTCTGACGTCTTGTCGAGCGCTGTCGCAACTGGCGGCACTGGCCCTTATACATATCAATGGTATCAAAGCACGGTTTCCGGTTTCGCTCCTGGTCCTAGTAATTTAGTTGCGGGCGCGACTTCGGTTGCACCAAGCAACCAAATGTTCACTGGTCTTCAACCGGGCACGACTTATTACTACATTGTCGTAGCGACCGACACCGGTGCTGGAAACGCGACTTCCAATTCCGCACAACTTGCAGTGGTTACGGCACCCGCGCAATCGCCTAACCAAGTAACCCAGTCACCTGTCGCGGGCATGCCCGATCAGAAGTACAGCTATAATACCAAAGCCGCATTGATTGACGTTTCCGAAGTGAATCAAAGCATCGCGGGCAGTGCCGTTAAGATCGTGAGCACTTCCAAAGGTGTCATGAAAGTGGTCAAGTGTACCGCTGATACCGATCAAGTGTTGGGCTTCATCGTGTACGATGTGAAATCGCAATTCTTCACCATCGGAGACCGCTGTGAGATTGCCCAAGGGGGCGATGTTCTTTATCTCATCTCGGTGGGTGCGATCAGCGCGGGTCAGCAAGTGCAACTCGATCTCACCTATGAAGGTGGTGTGAAAGCAATCAGTGGCGGGTCGGGTGCGAATTTGGTTGGATGGGCTATGGATTCGGCATCCGGCGATGGTCAATTGATCCGAATCAATATCGCAGCACCGCAGTATTCGTTTGCCTAATCTGTGACTTTTTAAATAAAAGGAGTTTACCCGTGGAATATGAAGTACGAAATGCAAAAGGTGAGCTGATAAAGCTCACTCCTCGTGAGGCCCTAATCGCGAACTACTGGCAGCGTCACATCAAGAACGCTCTCGGTTATGATATTCAAATCACCACTTTGACGACCATTGTGAAAAAGGTCTCAGAGCAAAAGTTTTACGAAATCCCACCCGCTGACTACATGCCAATCGTTGTCGGAAATGGTGCCTGGTCTGATCAACTGACCACTTATCGTTCGTACAATATGGCGGACAGTTTCGAGACAGGTATCATCAACACGGGCACCAACAACGCTCGTATGGCGAATGCTGATGCTGGTGTTGATTCGCTGACCATCAAAGTGTTCAACTGGGCGAAAGCCGTTGGTTGGAGCATCTTTGATTTGGAATTGGCCGCGAAGTCTGGAAATTGGGATCTGATCGCCGCCAAAGAAGAGTCCAGGAAGAAAAACTGGGATCTCGGAATTCAGCGGATCGCATTCCTCGGTGCTTCGGGCGTCAACAGCTCCTCGGGTTCATGCCTTGGTCTCTTGAATCAACCGACCGTTACCCGCGATACTCTTACAATCACGCAAGCAATCAGTTCGTATACATTCACGCAATTGAATGCATTCGTGCAAAAAGTGGTTGAAGCGTACCGTGCGAACGCACAGCGTACGGTCTACCCGACCCATTTCATTATCCCAGAATCGGATTACAACGGATTGAATGTCTTTTCGAATCCGGAATTTCCTCTCAAAACTTCCATGGAAGTGCTTGAGACCATGTTCAAGACCGCTTGCAAAAACCCGAATTTCAAAATCTTGCCGAACATTTATGGTCAGGTTTCGTATGCGGGTGCGGGCATCTTGCCGAGCCAATTCGCGACGCAAATGTATGTGCTCTTGAACTACGACGAGAAGTCGGTTCGGATGGACGTGCCGGTTCCGTATACCAACACCTTGGCCAACACTCTGGATGGCTTTAATTTCCAGAACGCGGCTTACGGTCAGTTCACTGGTGTACTCGCCTATCGTCCGCTCGAAATGTACTACATGGGCTTTTAGTTTAGTCCTTCCCCTGACGGTGAAGGATGTGGCCAGGAGTAATCCTGGCCTTCGTCTGAGGAGGAGGGATACTTGTTCGCGTTTCCAGTGGTCGCCGATTTTAAAGCATATTTCGTTAGGGATTTTCCCTACGGCACCGATGTGAACGCGAACGTTCTCGATCAAGACATTGCGAACGCCCAAACAGAGGCGCAAGTGTCGATCAACCAAGCATTATTTCCTGATCAAAACACTTTTAATTTAGGTTTCAATTTGTTCACCGCGCACACGCTCGTGGTGAATCTCAGAGCGTCCTCACAGGGAATTTCTGGCCAATTCGCGTGGCTTCAAAGCGGGCATTCAGTGGGGAACGTTTCTGAAGCCTTCGCGATTCCTGAACGCGTTCAAGCGAGTCCCATGTACGCGTATCTCACCAAAACAAATTATGGTGCGAAATATTTAAATCTGATTTTTCCAAATCTCATTGGTGTGGTATCAACCGCCCATGGGAGGACCAATGCTTAATATGAAAGGTTTAGACGATCTTCTCAAGGCCATAAAGAGCCCACCAATTGTCCGCGTGGGAATTCTCGGTGGTAAAAATCAGCGTTCCGAAAAGCAACATGCGCATGGGCCGCAAAAGACATTGTCCATGGGCTCACAGTATGCACTTCCCACCATTGGGCCATCGAATGCCGAGATCGGGCTTAAGCACGAGTATGGCTCGGCGAAAGAAGGCTTACCAATCCGGTCATTCTTGAAAGAACCAATTACGGACAATCTCCAGAAATATCTAGATGTTGCTGGCGCATTCTCACCCGGCGCGGTCAAACGGATCATTCAAGCCCGTTCCCTTTCGCTCTTTATGAAAAAAGTCGGAATAATCGCTGAGACGATTGTTCAAGACGCTTTCCAAACGGGCGGCTTCGGGAAATGGAAACCCTCGAATATGAAATACAAAAAAGTTCAACAGACTTTGGTGGAAACGCAACAGCTGCGAAATTCTATCACGTCAGATGTTAAGGAGACCGCCTAATGAGATTCATAATTTTTCTTTTTGTTTTTATATGTTCGCAAGCTTTTGCGACAGTCACCTTGAATCAAGGTCCAAATAACGTATCAAGTCGAGTGGTGTACAGCTCCACTCCGGTTACGACTGCAACACCTTTGACATTGTTTACTTCCTCTAGATCAGGTACTCGCGTCACAATTTTTGATTCTAGCGGTCAGACCATGCAGCTTATTGTCACTTCAGGTGGCGGCCAAGTTGACGTGTTGATAATAAATCCCGGTGGTGGAGACTTCAGTCTCACTATCCCTCAGAATGCTGTCGTGAAGCTACAAGCACTCTCGGCCACCGCAACAGCCGGTGAAAGCGATATAAATTTCTACTAAGGAGAGCAATGTGAAAGCACTGATTTTATTATTTTTGACATTGCCTCTTCTGGTCTTTGCAGGCCCTCCAACTTCTGTTACGTGGGGTGTTGATGGTAGTGGACATCCTTGCAATTTTAGTTTGGTGTCTAATACTTGCATTTCTTCTGGTGGCGGATCAGTGACAAGCGTCGGATTAGCCGATGGCTCATCTATTCCCATTTACAGCATCAGTAATAGTCCGGTCACTTCTTCGGGGAATTTGACATTTAGCCTTTTGAGCCAGATCCAAGGAACCGTACTCGCAGGGCCGACTAGTGGCGCTTCAGCACAACCGACATTTCGTAGACTTATTTCGAGTGACTTACCACCACCACCAAATGCGCATGTAGCCGTTTTCACCACGGGCACCTATACTTTTGTCACCGGTACCGATCAATATGTGTTCTCGAATTCCAATGGTGCGACTTCTGTCACACTACCTGACATCTCATCGATTGATGGAGTAGTGGCCTATTTCAAAAATCTAAATACGGGGGTCATGACGATAAATCCGTTTAGCGGAGTACAGTTTATCGACAATAATTCAGCATTCGCGTTGAATGCACAATACCAGTCTATTCAGATAGTTTCACAAGGAGGAAATTGGTGGGTCTTCTAAAATATTTTTTACTGCTGACGTCGGTTTTCGCGATTACCGCGAATGCCGCTTATTTTCCAACCACTACTGCGGTTCAATCCATCCCTGCGAATCTTAAACTTCAGGCATGGGCTTTTGATGGCGCAGGCAATGCAATTACGAGTTCCGGTGGTGCCCTAAGTTGCTCATCGGCGCAATCGGGTTCGTGGTCTATTGGAATCAACAATTTCCCAGCCACCCAACCGATCAGCGCTGTATCTTTGCCCTTACCCAGTGGGGCTGCAACCTCAGCGGGGCTTACCACGATCAATACCACTTTGGGTTCACCTATGCAGAACAGTGGGGGAAGTGTCCAGGCAAATGCTGGCACTAACCTAAACACTTCCGCTTTGGCGCTTGAATCCGGTGGGCATTTAGCTTCACTTGATTCTCATTTGCCTGCACAAGGCCAAGCGCTCGCAGCAGCGTCTCTTCCTGTAGTATTAACAGCAGCTCAGATAACTACTCTCACTCCGCTTTCGTCCATTAGCGTTTCAAATTTTCCGGCTACTCAACCGATCAGCGCCGCATCTTTACCACTTCCTAGTGGTGCGGCAACGAGCGCATTGCAATCGACGATCAATACCACGTTAGGTTCTCCCATGCAAAATAGCGGGGGAAGTGTTACTGCAAATGCAGGTACGAATTTAAACACTTCACTTTTAGCTCTTGATACTTCCGTGAATGGACTTTTGCTCGCGCAAGGCTCGGCCACCTCAACTCAAAAAGGAACGTTGATGATGGGTGCCGTCACTACGGCAGCACCAAGTTATACGACCGCCCAAACGAGTCCTTTTTCTCTTACGCTCGCAGGCAATGTGAGGGTTGACGGGTCCAGTGTTACTCAACCGATCAGCGCCGCATCTTTGCCACTTCCCACTGGTGCGGCCACTTCGGCCAACCAAACCAATGGTTCTGAAAAAGCACAAATTGTTGATGGATCGGGAAATGTCGTAGGTCCTGTCACAATTCTCAGCGCGGTTAATTACATGCCCGTTGTTATGGCGTCTACCGCTACACCTGGTTCCGCAGCTGTAGCCCGGTCTATGCAAGTAGCGGGGTCAGATGGGACGAATGCCCAAACTCTTAAGACAGATACTTCGGGACGGATTATAAACACGCCGCAAAATACGTATCATCATCTGACAGGTGCCGCGACTACGACCATCAAATCCGGTGCAGGTTATTTGCACAATTTTTGCTATAACACTCAAGGTGTGGCGACAGTCGCCACCATTTATGACAACACTGCGGGAAGCGGAACGGTGATCGCCATTATAACAGCTGGTGCCGGTGCTTCTTCCCAAGTTTTTTGTCAACAGTTCGATGTAGCCTTTGCAACAGGTTTGACCATTACAACTACTGTCGCCGGAACTGACGCGACTGTTTCTTACCAATAGGAGAAAGAATATGAAAATCAATAATATAACAGCAGCAGATATCACAATTCCAGGTTTAGTTTCAGTGGTTCCAGCGAGTGGGGTTTACTCAGTTGATCCGGATAATGATGATCTTGACCAGATGTCTAAAAGTGAATTGTTTCGTGCTCTCATAAACATGGGTTCATTGACCCTTCTTTTGGGTGATATTTATACCCCGTCTACTCCCACAGCTATGGAAGAATATCTGGATAAAATCGCAAATGGTATATTTTCCCCAATGGCGGAGTCGTAAAATATGGCTATTAAACATTATAGATCTACAGGAACCACGACCATACTAAATGGGAAATGCACTCTATCGGTCACCATTCCCGGAACGTTTTCCAATCTTACTCCGGGAAGTCCGGCATGGTCGGGGCGAATTATAAAAAGCCTCGAATGCATGTTCGGCAATGGAGTGACTGGTGATTATGTAACCAATGTGATCGTCAGTGACCCTAATGGCGTCATACCATTGGGTGAACAAGCTTTGTTTCCGAATTATCCGATTGTGGGCACTCGCATGGACACGGCATTGCCATCAGGGAATCAAGGATTGAATCTGATTCCGGGAGTGGCGCAACAACTAGTTGAACAGCCTGTTCCCATTGCTAGTGGATTGGTTTTGTCTGCTGATTTCTATAACGCAAGTGCAAGAAGTGATACGCTGGCCCTCAATATTTATTGGGATGATCTGACCTAATGGTTATTAGAAATGGTGCAAACACTCTGCTCAATCAAAACTCCGGGACACTCCCGGAGATGAGCGGAGCTTTGCTAAATATGTTCCAACAAATGGTGTTTTCAACCATTGCGACATCGAACATAAATTTCCAAGCAGTTGAGGTGCTCACACCGATTTCTTTTCAAGGAGTGTGGCAGCCTTTCACCGCTGCTCAACTAAAAATCTTGCCCGAAGGCTTAAGGACTTGGTCCTGGTTCATGTGCCACGCGGACCCGTGTCTTCAGCTTCAGACCAAAGAAACGATTGATTTTCTAGGTGTGAGATACAGAGTAATGAGCCGCACGGACTATTCGCTCTACGGGTATATGCAATATTCGCTTGTCGAAAGCTGGGTGCCGCTGTGATCCAACTTTTGCCCTCCACTGCCGCCATGGCGATCAATTTGACTAAGTCTTTTTTGGCAATTGATGGAACGCCGCCGTATACTTATTCGATTCTACCGCCGCCGCCGCCTTCGACCGCAGCCGGTGGAACCATTGATCCGGTCACCGGGATCTACACCTCGCCTCCTGTGACGGGCCAGGATTTGATTTTGGTGACCGATTCGACTTTGGCCACGGCCCAAGCTCTCGTCACCGTGGGAAACGCGCTAGAGCTTTTTTGTGACATCTTGCAGCAGGAACTTTCTCTAGCTCCCGGCCGGGTATACGTGTGGGACCAGCTTTTGCTTCAGCCTAAAGACCCAGGACTTTACATCGCGGTCGCCGCGGCCACACCAAAATGTTTTGGTCAGTCAAAAAGATATGATGGTTCCGGTTCAGGACTGGTCTCCATGCAATCATCAAATTGGTATGTGAATTTGAACATCGACTTGATTAGTCGGGGTCCAGATGCGAGAGACCGAAAAGAAGAAGTAGTGATGGCGCTTCAAAGTGACTACGCGGAATCACAAATGAACGCGAATGCGTTTTACATCGCGAGACTCCCCAATCAATTCGTGAATCTCTCAAGCGTTGACGGATCATTGATTCCTTACCGCTATAACACAAGTGTTGCTATTCAATATGCGTTAAGCAAAACTGAAAACGTTGATTACTACAGCACCGTCCCTGATGCCACGGTTACAACGGAACCATAACGGAGGATTTCCAAAATGAATCTAGATCTGACAAATGTCATAACCGTATCAGTGGCAACAGCACCCGCTGGCGCTGGCTACTACAATACTTCGAATTTAGCTCTCGCCACTTGGGAAGCACCCGGCATGAGTTTTGGTGCGGCACCTTTTAAGATCTATTTAAACCCCGGCGATGTTGCGACTGATTGGGGAACCGCGAGCTTGACTGCGCAAATGGCCAATCAAGTATTTTCGCAAAGTCCGAATATCCTTTTAGGGAACGGTTATTTTGTCGTGCTTCCGATGTTGGCTCAAATTGATGATCTTGCGCTCTCCGGGATTCCGGCAAGCGGGACTTTTGAACTCGTTTTCCCCGGTGGAACTTCGGCCGCCATCAATTGGAATGATGCTACCTCGGTCATCCAAACCAAAGTGCAAGCAGTATCCGGCCAAGCAACCACTCTCGTTACGGGAAGCCTCGCCACTCAAGATCTGAAAATCAATTACGTCGGCATTTACGGACCAGTGGCTTCGGTTACCATCACCGCCAATAGTCTTGCGACATCGGCGCCCGTCGCAATTACTTTTGTGATCACCATTTTTCAAGTGGCCGAAACTCCGGACGAGACTTTCGACCGGACACGTCCACTCGTTCAATACTTTGGTTTCATGGCAAATGTCATAAATGCGACACCGGCTGTTCTTGGTGCAGCAATCGCGCCGTACAACAACATCGGATTCGCAGTCACGCGCACTCAAGCCGATGTCAATCCTGGTGGAGGTTTTGATCTCTTGCGTTCGGGCAACCTACACACGATGCGGGGTCTTGGTTACTTCGCAGACAATGATACGGATTCGCTCAACTATATGGCGTCTTATGCAGGCCGTGCGCTTTCAACGAATTTCTCTGGTTCATTGACCACTTCGACCATGAATTTAAAAGACCTTGTCGGTGTGCAGCCTGATCCGGCCATGACACAAACCCTCTACAATGCGTGCAAACTTGCAGGGGTCGACATCTACGTCTCACTCGAGGGAATTCCCAAAGTGATCTCGTTTGGTGCGAATGACTTTTTCGATCAAGTTTATAACTTGGCGTGGTTCACCGGAGCACTGAAGATCGCAGCTTTTAATTACCTGGCCACGACCGCAACTAAGATCCCGCAAACGGAGCCGGGCATGACGGGATTCAAGGGAGCCCTTCGTCAGGTGTGCTTACAAGCCATCACTAATGGATATGCGGCGCCCGGCACATGGAACAGCCCAACCACCTTTGGGAACCAAGCGGACTTCTTGGCGAACATCGTTCAAGTCGGATTCTACATTTTCTCGGTACCGATTTCTCAACAGTCTCAAGCCGACCGTGTGGCAAGGCTCGCGCCGTTGTCACAGATTGCATTGAAAGAAGCCGGAGCAATTCAGAGTGCTGCGATCATCGTAAACATTAATTCTTAGAACGTAGGGGGATTTTCACATGACGGTATCACTAACAGGCAGCGATGTAATAATCATCAATGCCAATGTCCTTTCAGATTTGGCCGATCAGGACATTGCGGACCTGACTTTCCCAAATGATATCGCGCAGGCGAAGACCGGGAAAAACGGCAACTCGATTTACGCGCTAAACGAGAGCGGCCGCCAAGCGGATTTCAAAATTCGCCTGATCCGGGGCTCTGGTGACGACAAGTTCATGAATGCGCTTTTAGCACTTCAACTTGCGAATTTCGCTGCTTTCCCTCTCATGCAAGGTCAATTCACCAAGAATGTTGGTGATGGAACCGGCAACGTGACCCAGGACACCTATGTACTCTCTGGTGGGATCTTTGTGAAAGTGCCTGCCGCTAAGAGCAACACCGAAGGAAATACGGACCAAAGTGTGGTCATGTATGAAATGAAATTCACGAACGCACCGAGGACGATTGGCTCATGAAGATAACTCTCAACAGCGGTAAAGAACTCCACATAACACTCGCTACGTTTGCAGTTTCGAGGAATTTGCTTCAGGCGATGCTTGCGGAAGCAAAAGATTTAAAATTCGATCCGGACGCGCAAGTGGATGTGAACGTGTTCAAGGATCTTTTTTGTGTGGGGCTGTCATCGAAGAAAATCGAGGCAGCCCTTCACGAGTGCTTGAAAAAAGCCGTTTACGATGGCCAGAAATGCGATAGTTCGGATACGTGGGAAAAAGAAGACGCGCGCGGTGATTATTTAGAGGTATGTTTTGAGGTGGCGAAAGCAAACATCTCGCCTTTTACGAAGACCCTTACTGCTCAGTTCAAACAAGTTTTAACAAAGGCAAAGAGCGTCCTCAAGTAAGGGTCAAAGACGAGGTGCTCGTAATTCACTTTCGCTTATCAAAGGCAGGTTATGGAAGCGTTGATGAGATTGAACAGTGGGATGCCCGAAAGACTCTTCAAGCAATCAAATACGAGGAGTTCTGTAGTGATTACGAATGGGCGTATATGGAGCTAAACAAATGACGATTGCTCAACTTTTCGTCGAACTTGGTGTCATTGGCACCACCAAAACCACCCAAGCGTTAAAGAGCGTTCGTGATGATTTGACGGACGTCTCTATGCAGGGACTCGCAGCTAAGGCGGCCGTTCTTGGTGTGGTCTATGCGCTAGAGCAAATGGTGACGTCCGGTCTTAAAGCCGGTGCTAATCTAACCATGTTTAGCAGATTCACTGGCATGGACCCCATTTGGCTTCAAAAATGGCAGGAACTCATGAGAGGTGTGGGAGTATCGGCTGAAGATACCGAATCCTCTATCGAGGGTCTACAAAAAGTCATGGGCGAAATGTCGGCCGGTCAGGGCGCTCCAAAAGGACTTCAAGCCATTTATTTAGCCATGCAGCAGATGGGGAGACCCATTGACATGGCCCGATTTCAAAAGGACATGAAATACGCGATGAGTGTGCTCAGAGATTATGCCACACACAGCGCTGATTCTGATGTCATGAAAAATATGTGGCTCGGTTCTATTTTTGGATCGAAGAGCTTCATTGCGGGCATTAAGAGTGTTAAAGATTCGCTCGACAGCATTCGTCCTAGTCGTATCTTAGATGCGAAAGAACTGGCCACCTTAAACAAGGGTAGTGTTGCGTGGTCAGATTTCTTGCGAGATTTCGATATGCTCAAAGAGCATTTGTCCGCGCGATATGCGATTTCTTTCATTTCTAATTTAGACGAAGCGGTTCAAGAAATTCAAAGTCTAGCCGATGCTTTTGAAAAACTAAATCCCTTTCTAAAGACCTTTCTTCTCGTCATTGGTGGTGCAGCGGGTGCCGCATTCGCACCTCTCACAGCAGCCATCACTGCCCTGACTTTGGTCTTAAGCGACATGCACAAAGGAAAAGAAGGTATCATAGGTCAAGCCCTCGGGATGCGCGACAAAGCCGACAAATGGATTTTTGACAAAGTGAAAAGTGTTTTCGGAGTGGATCTGCAAGGACCTAATTCCATTTTCAATAAAAGCCCACTTCCACCTACAAAAGAAATGCTTGAAAAATTAGGACCTAGAGATCTCGGAGTACCGACAAAGAAAAAGGAAGGTCCGGAAGCCTTCAACAATGAAATCAATGTTCATAATTATGGGGTGAAAGACGCACACGAAGTGGCGGATCACGTAGGCCGATCTGTAAACTATGCTATCAGACAGTCCACCGCAGCCTTTGTGCTGACATAATATGCCGGGACAAGTAAGTTTACCACAGCCAGTGCCGATCATCCGGGGAGTGGGACAGCTCACGAATCCCTTTGGGATTACACAAGCGATTCCTAATCTCGCCAATTCTGCGGCCACTCTTGTCTCGCTACTTCATCCTAATGCGGTCATTGGTGTGCAGCCTCAAGATAATGTTGCGGGCGTTGGTCTCACTTTATCTTTCATAGATAAACCGATTCTGTTTCATTATGAAGGTGAGAACAGTTCCACTCTTCAAACGGATATCACTGATCACTTCGTCGAAGACAATACCGCTATTCAAGATCAAATGGCTTTGCGTCCTATTGAGATTTCCACACATGGTTTCATCGGTGAATTGAATGATATCCCGGTGCTCCCTCAGTTGGCCATTGCTAAAGCCGTTGCGAGTAGTCTCAATAGCGCAGTTGGCGCATTTGTGCCGGGACTCTCTACAACTGCCCTCATCACCTATAACCAAGCAGCTCAAGCTGCGGCGATAGCAAGCACTGTTTATCAACAGGCCCTTTCAGCAATGGCTTCAATAAATGGCTCGCAGCAAACGGACATAAACGGAATCATTTTCCAAAGTCCAGCGTTGCAAAATCTTCAACAGCAATTTTATCAACGATTTCTAACATATTATGTGAACCGAACGCTCTTTACCGTTCAAACTCCGTGGGCCGTGTATCAGAATATGGCGATAAAATCTTTAAGAGCTATTCAAGATGACAGCACTCGCATGGTAACAGATTTCGAAGTGACGTTTAAGCAAATGCGGTTTGCCTCAACCAGGACAAGCGGGACGTCGAGCAGCATTCTTCAAGGACGGGCTTCAGCCCAACAAGCACCGCAAGTGATCGTTGGTGAGGCCACTACTGGCCCGACTATACCTTTCAGTACGACCACTCCACCATTGGCGGCGACCGCATGAACATAATCCAACAGGTCACCTCAGACCCACTTCAAACGCGTTCAGTTAGAATTCCGAATAACAATCTTTTCACTTTCACTATGTATTTCATGCCGATGCAACAGAGTTGGTTCATCACGAATCTCACTTATCTGACTTTCGTACTCAATGGTCTCAGAATCTCAAATAGCCCCAATATACTTCATCAGTGGAGAAACATCCTTCCCTTTGGGCTTGCGTGTTTCAGTACGAATGATCGGGAGCCGCAATTGGTGGACGATTTTTCAAATGGTCTTTCAAACCTGTACTTGCTCTCACAGGCGGATTGCCAAGCATATGAGGAGTTTTTGACTAGTGGGTCTTAAATTTGGACGCGTATATTCTCTTACCGTTTCGACCATCGACAACACACAAAGTGTGACAATAGCTCTCCCTTTTACTATGGAATTCGACATAAAGAGAAACGATTTATCGTCACTTAATCAAGGCTCTATTCGTCTTTACAATCTATCTTTACATAATCGAGCGTTCATTAGACAGGACGAATATACTCCTTTCTTAGCTAAACGTATTGTGCTTAGAGCCGGATATAGCGGGTTTCCTAATCCCAATGTGGCGCCTATTCCTGGATCGAGTCAGACTATTCTATTAAATGGCTTAATCAATCACGCTTGGAGCATCAGAGAAGGAAACAATTTCATAACCAATATAGAATTTTTCGATTTGGGCCATGCGGCTACCTCAGATAAAAATACCATCGTTTTTAATCCAAAAACGGCGCCGGGTTCTTTTGTGAAAGGCATGACGAAAAAACAAATCATTACCCAAATGGTGAATTATTTAAGACCTGTAGGAATCACACTTGGAACGATTGGAAATTTTACCAATACTTATCCGAAGGCGCGCGTCTTTGCAGGTTCCGTCCTTCAAGGGCTTAGCGAGATCTCCGGTGGTCAATTTTATATCGACAATGGTGTGGCTAATTGTTTGGCCGACAACGAAGTGGTGGAAGGCGATCCCCTTTTGATTGATTCGAGCACAGGGCTTTTGGGAACCCCGATCAAAGATCTCCTTATGATGCGTTTCCAATTATTATTTGAACCAAAAATTCTCATGAGTAGCCTTGTCAATTTACAAAGTACAACGGCGTCCCAATTCAACGGTGTAGGAAAAGTTCTATCACTTCACCATAAGGGAACTATTTCGGCTGCTGTCTGCGGCGACGCGACGACGGATGTTGGGATTCTCATAGGTGCGGAAGCGGCATTTAATCAAGTGCCCAGGACCGGATGATGGCTGATCAAATTCCAGCACTTATAGCCAAATTTACCAAGACGAGCCAAAATATGCGGGATTTGATGGATCTCGTTAAACGCGAAGTGTTTTTGGAATTCAATAGTCACCATATCTGCAATGTAGAGAACGTGAATTACGAATTGCAAACCGCTAGCGTCACGATCAACTATCCTAAAACTGTTTATGTATCGGATGTTCCAGGTGTCTTTTATCCGATTCAGCAGCCTTATCCCATTTTAACTGATGTGCCTTTTCACGTGATCAGCGACGGAAGCGAAGCGAGTCTTACAATGCCGATAAAACCGGGCGCCCAAGGTCTTGTTTGTTTCAATGATAGGGATATCGGGAATTGGTTCGCTACTGGCCAGAATCAGCCGGTGGCGAGCACTATGCTCCACTCACTTTCAGACGGACTTTTATTTGTCGGTTTTAGGTCATTAAAGAATCCGATTGCCAATTACGATCCGATTCGCGCAGTATTGAGCAATGGTGAAGCTAGAATTGGCGTCAAAAATCAAGCAGACGATCTTCTCAATGGCTCGGGAAAAGTCCTTATTGCCAATGATACATTCGGCACTCTTGGCCCGAATTTTAAAGCATTTTTCATGGCGCTTAGTACCTTCGTCACGGCTTGTGAAGCCAGCATTACCGATCCCGTACTCGCTGCTGCGGCCACGGCTTTTGCGGCCACATTTACGGTTCCCGTTGCTCCATCAACTCAAGGTTATCCAATTAATATTCCGGGGGTGCTAGAGTGATTGTCAGAGCTTTAGACGCAAATGGTGATTGGCTTTTTGGTAAAGGCACCAATGATTATAAAGCGGGCACCGATGCCATTAAACAGACTATCGGTACTCGTCTTAATTCGTTTCTTGGGGATTGTTTTTTCGCCGGAGAGCAAGGTCTTGACTGGTTTAATTATCTGGCCGGTAAAGATCAAGTGTCTCCAGCTTTGGCCGTGGCTTCGACAATTGCCACCACACCAAGTGTTACGGGACTCGATAGTTTTAGTCCAAGTCTAGACACTACGAGAACGGCTAGCTATGTTGCGGCCACAACACTGGGTCCGGTGTCAGGTCAATTCAGCATCACACAAGTAACTGATTTCTTACTCACTGAAAGCAGCGATTTCTTAACGGATGAAGACGGAGGACGGTTAGAAGCATGAAAAAATTAACGCTGTTCATTTTGGCAATCACCTCTCTCATCTGCATGGGAGATGTAAAACTCTCCCAACTTCCCGTGGGAGCCGCTGCGGCCACTAACGGGCCGGATTCTTTTCCGTATGTTGACTCGGTGGACATGATCACGAAGAGAATTTTGCTCTCGGATATTCAAAACATTCCCTCTCTTCAAAGTGCATTCTTGTCACTCGCGCCCACATCTGCGAACTATGTAATGGCAGGCCCTTTAAGCGGTTCGCCGTCTGTTCCCTCTTTTAGGCTTCTGTCTGGTGCAGATTTGAATGTGGCGCTTACACAAATCGGTGTGAGCCCTCTCATAAACAATAACCTGCCACTTCAATGGAAAGATAGTGGGGGTACTGCGAGATCTATCTTAAATTTCGACAACACCAATTTGGTCACTCTTCAAAATCCTTTGGCCGGGTCCAATGCGCAATTATCGCTCACAAACGCTTCGGGCAATGGATATGCACAATTAAATGGCTCAAGTCAGATTACCCTTACCTCAAACGAAGTGCTCTTCCAAGGCTCGACCGCACCCACATCTTTGGTGTTTCCCGGTTCTTTTGGTACGGTCACTCTTGGTGCTCCCAATTCTTCGATCACCACTTGGGCCGCATATTGGCCCGTCTCCAATGGGACTTCGGGACAAGTACTCACGACCGATGGCGCCACCCCGGCCAATTGGTATTGGTCGAATTCAAGCACCACTCCACCTGCTGGCGTGACAGGTGACGTCCAGTTCAATAATGCTGGTGCATTTGGCGCAGATGATTCCAATTTCTTTTGGGACGAAACAGACAAGCGTTTAGGAATTGGAACGAATGGCCCTCTCACCAATATCCATTCGGCCAGTTCCGGAGCCTCAACAACAGATCACGGGATCACCCAAGAAAATAATTCCGCCAATGCCATTGGCGGGGGATTTATCTTGAAAAAATCCAGAGGTACTTTTTCATCTCCTGGAGCCATTTTAGCGAATGACGCCCTTGGAAGAGTTCTTTTCTATGGGTATGGTACTGGATATAATGCGACTACTCCAGATGCGGCGATGTTTGCCGCCGCTGCACAGAACTTTTCAGGCACGGCACATGGAACTAATCTTACCTTCAGCATCACCCCGAACAATTCCATAGTCCGGCAAAGTATTCTTGGCCTAAACAACGATGGTGGAATGGTTCGTTATAGCCCTACGGCTACAACGCAACTCTCTGAGTACTACACGGCCGGTGGAACTTCTTATTCTATAAATTGGCCTGCATCTCAAGGCACAGGTGCTTTAACCAATGACGGCGCCGGGAATTTGTCGTGGATGTCTTCCGCTGCTGCGGGTGCGACTGGTGCGGTCCAATTCAACAATGCGGGCACTTTTGCAGGGGATACCTCCAATTTCTTTTGGGATGATTCCGGATTCAGACTCGGTATCGGCACCAATGCTGTGACTAGTCCCATTACTATTCAGACGAATTCTTTCCCCAAAGTGATCTCGGCCGGGAATAGTTCCGCCGCAGCTTATTTGGAGTTTGATTCGACCAATGGCGTTCAGTACGTGGCCGGAGCCGATGGCCCGAATAATCAAGGTTGGGCAGGCACCCAAAGCAACCATCCGTTCATTTTCAGAACGAACAACACCGGCCGAATTACCGTGTCTTCGGGTGGGAACATTCAGTTCAACAATTACGGAGAAGGCGTCGCTCAGTTTGATTCAAGCGGAAATATAACTTCGACCGCACCCGGCACTTCGGGGAATGTCCTCACATCAAACGGCACCACTTGGATAAGCCAAACGCCAACAACGGGAATCACGGCACTCACTGGTGACGTTACAGCTTCGGGATCAGGTTCAGTGGCCGCTAGTGTTGTTAAGATTCAAGGTACGCCCGTATCGGCGACCGCGCCCACGACAAGTCAAGTACTGGCCTATAATGGAACCGCTTGGGCACCGGCAACGGCCAGTTCGGGCACTCCAGGCGGCACCACTGGTGCCATCCAATACAACAATGGCGGAGCCTTCGCGGGTGATGCCTCTAATCTATTCTGGGACGATGCGGGTGTGAGACTTGGCATTGGGACAAATTCGATCACGAGCCCCGTCACTATCGTGACCGCATCTTACCCCAAAGTGATCTCGGCTACCAATACCACAGCGGCCACTTATCTAGAATTTGATTCCACAAATGGTGTGCAATTCGTTGCCATGGCGGATGGCCCTAATAATCAAGGGTTGATGGGTACGCAAAGCAATCACCAATTTGTGTTTAGAACGAATAACACCGGCCGAATTACGGTCGCGGCTGGTGGGAACATTCAGTTCAACAATTACGGAGAAGGCGTCGCTCAGTTTGATTCAAGCGGAAATATAACTTCGACCGCACCCGGAACCTCGGGCAATGTACTCACTTCGAGTGGTGGGGTTTGGGTGAGTGCTCCGGCATCCGGGGGTTCGGGTACGGTCACTCAAGTAAACACGGGCACGGGTATCACGGGTGGCCCTATCACCACTACCGGAACAATTTCTCTGGCGGCCATAAATAACAATGATCTTTTGGCCAACACTTCGGGGAGTTCAGCAGCACCCGTTGACACTTCTCTTACTGCGCTTATCGATAGCGCTATGGGGAATTCACAAGGCGACATTCTTTATCGCGGAGCCAGCACTTGGACGGTTTTATCCCCCGGTACAAGCGGTTTTCTTTTACAGACCCAAGGAACCGGCGCTAATCCGATTTGGGCGAATGGATCGAGCACCTATGCAACTACTTCTTTAAACAACGTAGCGGCCACTTCGATTGGTGCGAATTTGAATCCGGCGACCACCAACACTTATCAAATCGGTAGCAGTAGCTCACAATGGCTCGCAGTTTCGGCATTCAGATATACCACCACGAATAGTCCGGATTCACTATTGATGGGAGTACTCACAAGTGTGATCCCCGGAGTGACGGGCGTTGGTATCGCTCAAAATGGTTTACAAGGATTTCCTACGCTCACGCAAGATCCGCTTTATGTGACTACCGTTTCTGATTCTACTTCTAATACTGTGGCAACGGCAGATATCGACATCGTGACGGGAAATAAAACTGTAGGCACCGCAAATAGTGGAAGTATCAATATCACTGCGGGGACAGCGACAGGAACCCAAGGTTCAATTCGGCTACTCAAAAGTGGTGTACCTTCCGTGTCAGGCCAAGTATGGACGGCATCGGGAACAGATGGGACAGGATATTGGCAAACTCCTTCTAGCGGAACCGTCGCTTTGAACAGCATAACGGCCGCAACCGCTACCAACACCATAAACAATCTCAATTTTGCTCAAGAATGGGATTGGAACACAATCACAACGGCCAATGCGATGAAATTCGCATCTTCCACGATCACGAGTGGTTCTCTTCTTAATCTATCGGCTTCCAGCGCCTCAAACGTTGGCCCGATCTTGGAAGTGACCAACACTTCGACAACAAGCAATTCCACGGACATCAATGTGGATGCATCGGGATCAAGTGGGACCGGCGTCAATGTGAGCGCTGTCACATCGGGCAATAGCACAGTGGGTTTCCATTCTCAAAACTCTGCAACAGGGGGAGCAACAGGACTTCAGATTGACAACACCGGCGCCACTGGTGCGGGTAAAGGCATCGTTGTAAATTTATCATCTAATAACGCAAATGCCGTAGGGCTAAACATTACTTATTCAGGCGCGACGAGTCCTGCTGATGGAATTCAAGTAAACCAAAATGCAGGGTATGGACTCGACATTAAAAACCACACCGCAAATGCCGTCGCTCAATCCATTTTTCTCACCAATAACGACACTAGTGCTGCGGTTGGAAATGGCGCGGAGATGGTTTTTGGAACGAGTAACGGCAGCCCCAATAAATTGATCGCAGGTGTCGCGGGCGTAGATGAAGACAACACGGCCACCTATGGTGGGGCCGTAGTTCTTTACACCACCAATGGCGGCGGACCTACACCCATCGAACATTTGCGGTTAGATCGTTGGGGACATCTCATCAGTAAGGGTACACTCCCGACCATAAGTGCTTGTGGAACATCTCCGTCTATAGCGGGCACCGATGTCAATGGTCGAGCGACCGTTGGCACTGGGGGAACGGCAACGAGTTGCACGGTCACCTTTGCGAATGCCTACACTAATGCTCCGACATGTTCTGGTGGGGACGAAGACTCTACGACTCCGCTTTTGACAGTTTTATCCGCGACGACCACTGCTCTGACTTTCACCGCTTCAACTCCTTTTGCGGCAGGTGATAAACTCGTCTACCATTGTTTAGGATACTAGGGGGGATTTCGTGCCGAATGTTTTAGACGCCACAGGATTGACACTCAAGACCAGCGCCGAGCTGATCGCGTACTTCACAAACGCATATCAGACCATTTATGGGGCAGATGTGAACCTTGATCAAGACAGTCCTGATGGTCAGATGATGATGATTTTTGTGCAAGCCGTGCTCGATCAACAAGACATCACCATGCAGATTTACAACTCATTTGACCCGGACAATACTTTTGGTGTGGTGCTCGATCAGCGCATTGCGATCAATGGTATTCAAAGAAAAGGCGGCACTTTTACAGTGACTCCTGAAACCATCGTTGTGGACCGGGCTCTTTCCCTCATCGGGATTAATGATGATCCGAACAATCCCTACACCGTCCAAGACAGTGCGGGAACTATGTGGCAACTTCAGACTACACAGAATTTCGCATCGGCCGGAACTTACATTGCAAGTTTTCAAGCGGCTCTCCCTGGTGCGGTGTTGAGTTTACCCAACACCATCACCATTCCGATTACTCAAGTCCTTGGTGTAGATTCGGTCAATAATCCCTCGAGTTATTCTGTTCTGGGAATTAATGAGGAGACCGATCCCACAGTCAAAATAAGACGGCAACAATCGACGGCTTTGGGTTCGCAAGGATTTTTAAGCGGACTTTATGCGGCGTTAAACAATATCAATGGAGTGAGTTTTGCGAAAGTCTATGAGAATGACACTGGAGTCACGGATGGGGATGGAGTTCCAAGCCATTCTATTTGGGTTATTATCGCTGGTTCTGCCGCCGCTGTTGATATTGCTAATGCGATCTATTTAAAGCGCAATGCCGGATGCGGGATGTTTGGGGCTCAATCTTATCTCATCACCCAAGCGGACGGAAGTTTATTCGCGATTCTTTGGGATTTCGTCACACCCGATACGCTCTATATAAAATTCACGGCCACGTCCATTGACGGCATAAACGCGCCCAATTTAGCGGCCATTAGGTCTGGGCTTGTCACAAGTTTCGTGCCTGGAGTGTACCAGACGGTGAACATCAGTGCTTTAGCTGCGGCAGTTCAGGCCATTGATTCAAATACCCTAGTCACAAATGCTGGCTTTTCGACTTCGGCCACGGGACCGTTTACCACCACTCTCACGCCTTCGGCCAAGAATTTGCAATTTATTGTGACGTCACCAAACATCATAATAATTCCGATCATTGAACTTCCGATAAATCCGACAGTGGCACATGGTGGAGCAATCCAATTCTCGGCCCTTGGCGGGTATGGTGCATACACCTTCACCTTGCAAGTTAACAACTCCGGTGGCACGTGCTCCACGTCGGGTGCTTATGTGGCGGGCGGAACTTTCCCGGTCACGGATACGGTGCGCGTAACGGATTCTCAAGGCAACTTCACTGATACGAATGTGAGTGTGACCTGATGACGACTGAAGAAATCGCGGCTTATTATGCCAACTTATTGATTCTGCAATATAAAGGTAAACCGAATGCCTATGCCTTTGTTTTAGACACGGTTTTGCCGCTCATCATGGATCAAATGCCAACAACCATCCGCGATGCCTTCGACATGACATCAGCAGTCGGCGTGCAACTTGACGTCTTAGGCAAATACATTGGTGTGACGAGATACGGGAACCGAACGAATGGCTCGACCATCACGCTCGACGATACGGACTATAGAAAACTGATCATGATGGTCCTGATCCGGAACAATAACGGAAGCAGTCTCGCCACTATCCAATCGCAACTCTCCGCAGTTTTTCCAGGGATGATTTTTGTCTCCGATACGACAACGATGTCACTAAATTATTTGCTGATTGAAAGTCTCGGCACACCCGATCTTTTGGAGATGCTCGTCACTGGAGATTTTTTACCGCGTCCCATGGGAGTCAATACGGCCGTGACCACTGAGCCGTCACATTCTTTTCCGTTCTTTGGATTCATCACCACTGTTTTCCCTGATCCGACTGTTTCGCCGTTCAACACAAATCAGATTTACAACCTAAATGCACCTTGGTTAGGTTATAACACTTAAAAGACGTGAGGATTTAAAATGTCAGGTACGCCACGAAAAAATATGAAGCTCTTCGGCTCAACGCCCGGAGTGAATCAGGTTTCTCAATTCGGAAGTAGGTTCAATGGTGCGGTCAATTACACAACCGATGTGGAAGTGATTCAAGGGCTCTCCAATTGGTTAACTGGCTGGTATGAAGCGGTCTTAGGCGGGAATGCTCCAACGATCCAAGACACAAACGCTGCGTTCATCGTTTTTGCCTATCAACTCTTTTACCTTTTTGAAAAGGGTGTGGCCGAGTGGAACGCGAACACGACTTATTATGTGGGGAGCTTAGTTAATAGCGGCGGCATTCTTTATGTCTCGATTGCGAATGCGAATTTAGACAACCCGCTCTCTGATCTCGCGCATTGGAAAGTGCTCGGTAACGGTATCCGCGTAGTGACGGCCGCAGACACCATGCAGGCCACGGACGATTACATTCGTGGTGCGATCACCGGGCCTGTCACCGAATCACTTCTTCAGGTGAGCACTCTCGCCGTGGGGCAAAGACTCAAACTCAAAAACGTTTCAGGCAACGGAAGTGCCTGGACCATCGCAGCTTATGCAGGCGACAACATCGACGGCCAAAGCTCGATTGTTCTCAATAGCACCAATTCTTTGGAGAGTGTTGACTTGATCGCGGTTGGATCTAATACTTGGGACATCGTATAGGAGATATGATTATGAAATACCTTTTGGGCTTTGCAGCATTTCTTCTCTGTTCTCTAGCCACGGCGAGCTTCTTTGTACCGCCTCACGGAATAACGCTTCCGATGCACCAGCCAGGCGAAGTGCTTATGTGGGGCGGCTCCAGTTGCCCTACCGGCACCCTCCCCATGAATGGTGGGGGTTATTCGACAAGTGCTCCCTATGCGGCTCTATACGCGATTCTGGGCTATACCTATGGTGGTAGTGGCGGCACCTTTAATGTGCCCAATACTGGTGGGGTGTTCATCAGGGGATCGGGTTCCCAGACCATTGGTCCGACCCTTTATTCGGGCACGCGCGGGACCGCTCAGAATGACCATTTTGCGAGCCACATTCATAACGTCTATGGCGGATCGGCCGGGAGCACTTACACGACCATTGGCAACGTCGCGGCCTATGGAATAGGCGGTTCATCCGGGGGTACCGGCTATCAATACTACACCACCGTTCCGGCAGGTCCAGGAACGAACGAGCCCTTCATCCAGGCGACAGGTGTTGGGACCGAGACACAGCCCGCAAACATCGTTATGCTTTATTGCATAGTGTACTGACCATGGTCACTAACGTGGAGTTTCCTCAAGTGGATGCAGGGCTT